CCAATAGCGATTGCAACAGCAGGAATAACAGCTCTTTTACTAGTGTTTGATGATCTTTTAGTGGCATTTAGGGGTGGGGATTCTGTTATTAAAAAACTAGTAGCGCCTTTTTTTGATTTAGAAAAAGTTTTAAAAAGTATTGTAGGATATTTTAAACAAATAAACGCTCCTGAGAATCAAGCGAAGTTTTATGAGTTGAGGTTTGGAAGCCCTCAGAAAGCTAAAGCAACAAGCAGTACTAATAATGTTAATCAAAATAACACATTTAATATTTCTAGCAATGACTCGCAGGCGGTAGGAAATAGCGTTGAGAATAGCTTGCAAAAGCAACTTGAAAACGCTCAAATACAATTAAGCAGGGGCGGAATATAAATGGGAATTATAAAGGATTACATCAACGGAGCCTTCAAAAATACAGTTAACAAAGAAGTCGGCATAGGCGGATTTACAACATTTGCAAGAGTTAATAATAAAACATCAAAAAAGAATAATGTCCCTGTAACATATTTAGAGGATGGAAGCTTTCTTGAAGATCATATTATTAGAGAGCCGACTATCTTAAGTATCGAAGGTAATGTTTCTGATATCTTTGTAAAGCCGACGAATATTATACAAGAAGTTAAAAGACTTAAATCAACCATAGCAAGCGTTATCACTTATTTGCCTGAACGAACATCTTATCAATTACACAAGCTAGAAGAGATTACAAGCGATATAAATAACGCAATAACTGAAGCTGACCGACTAATAGAAAGAGGCCAACAAATAGCAAATTACGCAGGTTTTTTAGCGACTAAAAGCAATGTAAATAAATTTTTAGACGCTATGAATGGATTATATAATAGCAATATCACAATAACTATAGAAATGCACGATAGAACCTATGAAAATATGGTAATTACTCTATTTGAAACAACGAAAGACAATGAAAACAATAGCATTAATTTTATTATAGAAGCTCAAGAAATTAGATATGCTGTTTCAGAAGTCGTGCAAGTAACTTCAGCTATAAATCCTTCAGCGACATTGGGCGGAGCTACTAAAAATATTATAGATAAGGGCGTTCAAGAAGGGAAAGCGGTTTCTACATCGGTTTTAACTTCAATATTTAATAAATTGGTGGAATAATGTTACAGATAGAAAACATAACAAATGATTCGTATCAGCGTCACTCGATACTTTTTGAAGATTACGAAATTGTTTTGACTCTAAGATATTTACACAGATGTTCTGCTTGGTTTATGGATTTAGAATATATAAGCTGGAGCGTAAGCGGTATTAAATTATCTACTGGTGTAAAGCATATATCTGGACAGAACAAACCCTTTGATTTTTTTGTATCTGACGAAACTAACAACGGAATAGACCCTTACAAGCTCGACGATTTTTCCTCGGAAAGAAATATTTTATATCTTTTAGAGCGTGAAGATGTAGAGAAAATCAGGGGCATAGATTTACCGTGAGATTTAATCGAGATTTTAAATTAATTGTTCGTACGAGTTATAAAGATGTTGTTATATCTTCTCCTATGCGCATAAATTTCACTATCTCTAAGTCTGTTGACGGTCTTTTAAGCGGTTGCACACTTAAGCTTTACAATCTAAAAGAAAGTCTAAGACTAGCTTTGGTAAAAGACGCAGAGGACGAAGATTATATCCCTGTAAGCCTTTTTATCGGCTATAAAGATAAGATTGAATTAGCGTTTAAAGGGAATGTGTACAGAGGGCAAAACGAAAGAAGCTCAACAGACATGATTACGACTTTAGAATGTTTGGATGGCGGATCGATGCTAAATGCCTTTGTATCTGAGACTATAACCAAAAATGATATTGTAATAGATACAATTTTAAAGTCAGTGCCTACTATAACTAGGGGCAGGATAAATCCGCGGCTAGAACTTATAAGACCAAAAGTTTTAGTTGGGAACCCCATTAATTTGATTAATAGCGATCTCAGAGAAAGCGAAAAATGGTTTATTGAAGACGAGCAACTAAATGTTATAGATATAAAACAAGTTACAAGTAATTATATCCCCAAAATAAGTGCGAAGACTGGATTAATCGAAACACCGACGAGACAAGAGCAAAAAGTAACAATAAAAATATTAATTAATCCGTCGGTAAAGATAGGAAGATTGCTAAAGTTAGAAAGTACAACAGCCCCCCACTTAAACGGTATTTACAAAATATACAATATCACTTATAACGGAGATAATTATGGGCAAAGCTGGTATCAAACTTGCACAGGTTTTTTAAATCTTGATTACGAGGTTGTTTAAGTGGAAAGAGAAACTTTAACTAATATTTTAAATATAGCTGTAAAGCAATCTTTAGCTAATCTACATACATCTCTTATAGCTAAAGTTACAGCTGTCAATGATAGCACGATAAACTGTAAGCCCGTTATTAATCGTGTCGTCAATGATGAGAGCATAGAATTACCAGAGTTTGTAGAAGTTCCAGTGATTACTATGCAAGGCGGCGGTAGCTACACTATACACCCGATCGCCGTAGATGATTACTGCCTTTTAATTATTTCTGAAAGATGTTTCGATCGTTGGCACAGCGGGCAAGATTATAAAGACCCTCTTGAATTAAGAATGCATGATTACAGCGATGCAATTGCTATCGTCGGATTAAATCCGCTTTCTAGTGCGATAACAATACCGACTGAGACAACGGAAAATGGAAACAGGACGCAAATTGGCGAATATACGCACACAGGAGATAGAACGCAGACAGGCGATATAACATTAACTGGTAATTATACTCAAGTCGGCGATATGGAAATAACTGGAGATGTTTTAATAACAGGAAATTTAACGGTGACTGGGACTATAGCGGCAGGAAACTTCACTGGTATCGGCGGCGGAACAATGACAAGCACAAGTAGTATAGAAACGACTGGAGAAATGACTGCAAGCGGGGTTTCGCTATCTAGCCATACGCATGATTACACCTGGACATCTGGCGCAGGAAGTTCAACAACAAGCGCCCCAAATTAGGAGATATTATGAGAGTTAGTGGACTAGATAGCAATGATGATTGGGTTTTTGGTAAGGGCAAAGCATCTTATAAAGTGCAAAGTAAAGCGGTTTTACAAAGCATTAGAACACGGCTTAAATCTTTCACGGATGACTGGTTTTTAAATATCGAAGACGGAATCGACTGGATAACTTTATTAGGATCGAAGGGCAACGAAGAAAGAATAAACAGAGAAATTGAAAAAACTATTTTACAGACAGAGGGCGTTGTTGCTATTATAAATTTTAATACTATATTAACTGATAGAGACCTATCAATTAAAATAAAATATATAGATCTGTATAGTGAAATTATAGACGAACTTTTGGAGATAGCTTTATGACATACCCGAGCATCGGAACAACAGGAATAACAATCCAAAGCTTTCAGGATATTTATGATGAACTTGAAGCTGGATATAAAACTATTTACGGACAAGATATTAATCTTGATTCAGATAGTCCAGATGGGCAAAGGGTAGGAATAGAAGCACAAGCGAGACTGGATTTACAATCATATGCATTGGCTCTATATAACCAACTTGACCCAGATTTTGCAGTAGGTCAGGCTTTAAATAGACTTGTGAAGTTCACAGGAATTACACGGAATCCTTCTAAGCGATCTACAGCGACTGTAACAATTGTAACTGATAGAAATATCGCTTTAGAAAGCGGTTATATAGTAGCAGACACGATCGGGCAAAACTGGGTTACTACAATAGAAAATACATTGACTACTGGAAGCAATAGTATCTCGATGGTTTCCGAGCTTTTTGGTGCTTATGAGGCTGAGATCGGAACAATAACAGAGCCAGTCACAGTGATTTTAGGAATAATTTCAGTAACGAATCCTAGCGTGGCTACAGTCGGAGAAGACGAAGAAACTGACGAAGCATTAAGAATAAGACGGAATAATTCTTTAATAGTCCCCCAAACCTCTACTGTCGGCGGTATGTATACGGCGTTAGCTAATTTGCAAGATGTTACAAGAGTGAAGATTTATGAAAACAATCAGGATATAATCGATACAGATTTAACTATAGACCCTCACACAATTTGGGTGATAGTAGAAGGGGCAGAAGACAATGCAATAGCTCAAATCATAGCGGAAACAAAGACTGGCGGAACTGGGCTTAAGGGAAGTGAGATGGGGTCGTATCAAGAAACGCTAATAAAACCAGACGGCACGGGATTTATTTATAATCACACAGCTAAATTTGACAGACCGACGGATCAACCGCTTTACATTGAGCTTACAGTAACAAGAAAAGACGCAACTATTGAAACCGACATAGTATCTATAAAAAGCGCTTTGGCTGCATTGACTTACGACATCGCAGAAAGTGTACAAGCTTCAAGTCTTTATTCAACTGTTTTATCTGTGAGCGATACTTTTATCGTCACATCTTTAGAGATAAGTCTTGATGATACTACTTTCACAGACGGAGAAGAAGAATCCGACGCAGACGGAATAATAACTATTGCTACTGCTGATATAACAGTAACAGAGGTTATTTAATGTCATTTATTGAAGACTATCAAAACTTACTTATAAAGCAATATTGGGAAAAAGAAAAAGCGAAAGGTGAAATCGGTGTGCAAGCGGGCGCATGGGAAAAAAACTTTAACCTTTTAGAATCTTTTCTGGACGCTTTTGGGGTAGAAACCGCGGTAGGTAGTCAATTAGACATTTTAGGAAGGGTCGTCGGAATAAATAGACGAATACCGTATGTTTTAAATAAAAACTTCTTTGGTTTTGAAG